AGAATACGGAAATTGGTGCTGTTGATGTTCAGCGATGCAGGACTCTGTCGAACCAGAAACTCCAGTTTTTGCACCTCTTTGGTTATCCCTGCATCCGTGGTTTCCGTTGCCGTCTTTACAGTTACCTTTGCCCATAGGGAGAATGTTTCTTCCCATTTTGTAGTATGGTTGCCGATCTCATCAATAACCGTTCGATGTTCAAGTATTGTGATTCTCTGATTCAGGTTTCCAATTTCCATTACATCACACCCTCTCGCTGTGCAAACAAAATTGAACGAAGATTTAAGGTCAGCTTTTTGTAATCAGGATTACTTCTGTTTTCATAAAGATACCCAAGTGCGAAAAGCATCGCTGTCCGCACGGTATCTTCATTTTCAGCAAGTGCTGATTCATCCATTCTGCCAACGTCCATCACAAGTTGTTTTGACGTAAAAAGAAGATTCTGAATCAGCTTATCATCTTCCTCGTAATCTACCCTGAGATAGTTTTTTGCCTCTTTCAGCGTGATCATAATATCACGCCTTTTTGATGGTAAGTGTCTTGACGGCTTCCGGAAGAATGAGCTTGCCGTCTACACGCTGGGAGGCAAGGAAACCGACCTGTCCGTTCATGGCAAAGAGTTCATTCAAACGCTTCAGGCTTCTGCCCTGACGGTCGGCGATCCAATAATAGGAGAGGTCGCCAAATGCGATCGGCTTTGCACCTGCTGCAGAAACCGGAGCATATACAGAAGTAACATACGGACGATTGAGAATGGTGTCAGGAAGTCCGCTGCTGACGGCGGGCTGCCAAATATAGTTTCCTGTGTTGTCCTTCAATTTGCGGAGAGCCTTTACTGTCTGTTCATTCAGCACCCACACTGCCTTCTTGCGGTACGGACTTCTGAGGGAGTAGAAAAGTTCCATCACATCATCAAATGTGATATTGGCAGTAGAGGTGGAAGTGCCGTCTTCCGCACCGCCTGTTGCATTGAAAATGCCGGTCGGTTTTCCCTTGCCGTCACCGATAAGAAATGCTTCTTCTTCCTTGGAACCGATTCTTCTTGCAAATTCCTTTGCAATGTATGACGGCAAATCAAATACAGAATCGTTGAGAAGTTCTTCGGAGATCTTGATAGCTGTACCAACCTTGTATGCAGAAAGTGCGATCTGACCGAAAGAATCATCAGAAAGGGAATATGCTTCCTCTTCCTCCATCCACGATGCTTCGCCCTTTTGCGTGATAACAGGAATCTTTCTGTCACCGCTTGATGTCTGAATTTTAGTAGCAAGAGGTCTGAATACGTTTTCTTCTTCAAGAGCGGAAATCAGCTTCTTTTCATACTCATCAGGCACAAGATAACCGCCCTCTGTGTCTGTACCGATCTGCAAGTCGTTGTGTACATCGATCCAGTTGCGGTTTCTGACGCTATTCCAGAATGCTGTTTTATAGGCATCGCTTGCTGTACCTGTCTTTTCCGTTACGTCCGGTGTGGCAGGCTTACCGAGAACAGGTGTTGAGGTCGCCTTATTCAGTTCTGCTTCGATTTCAGCTTGTCTTTCCAGACGCTGAATTTCCTTTCCAAGGTCTACAATAGTCTGTTCCATTGCATCATAGGTTTTGGAATCTTCCTCACTAAGAACGCCGTTTGCGTTTCTCTTGCTGTCAAGGAAGTCACGTGCAGTGTCCCAAGCCTTCTTTCTCTTTTCTCTGAGTTCTTTAATCGTCATAGCCATAGTGATAGTCCTCCAATCAATATTTCAGTAATGCCAGCCTTTTTTCAAGCTGATTTATCGGTACACCTGTTGCAGGTGCTGCTGCGGATATTTTCTGCATCAGTGATGCAGTTGTCACGGACGGAGAGTAAAGCATGGAATTCTGTGCTTTTTGGGGGTTCTTTTCTTCATCCGGTTCTTTTGGTGGATTTTCTTCCTCATCAGGTTCACTCTTGGAAGGTTCATCAGAATCGTCATCTTCTTCAGATTCTTTCTTGGAAAAGAGAATCCCGTCCACAAAACCAAGCTGTTTTGCTTTTTTCGCATTCATCCATGTTTCTTCATCCATCATCTTTGCAATTTTACTTCTGCTGAGATGTGTCTTTTCCTCGTAGGCATTGATAATGCTTTCTTTGACTTCATCCAGCAAAGTAATTGCCTTTTCCATTTCAGTCTTATTTCCCATTGCAATGGTGGCAGGATTATGGATCATGAGCATTCCTGTCGGAGAAATCCATGTTGTATCACCTGCCATTGCTACGACAGATGCCGCCGATGCTGCAAGGCTGTCAATTTTAACAGTAATCCTGCCTTTATGGTTTTTCAGCATAGTGTAAATCTGACTTGCTGCGAACACATCTCCACCCGGACTCGAGATCCAAACGGTAAGATTACCCGGATGTTTGTTCAGTTCATTCTTAAATAACGCAGGAGTCAGTTCATCACCATACCATGTGCTGCTTGAGATAGGTCCCTCAAAATACAGCTCTGTTTCTGATGTTTCTTCATTTTTGATAAAATTCCAGAACTTATCCATTTTCATCGTCCTCCTTTTTCTGCTTTTTATCTGAATAAGCAATTCCTGCATCATGGAGGCGGCTCATCGAACCATTACAAAGATACAAGTTTCCACCTTCCTCCTCAGAAATCATATTCATATCTTCAAGTTCTCGGATATCATTTGCCGACATCCAGCCATTCTGTCTTGCGGTAGCATAGCCCTGCATTCTGGAAGCATAGTCGCCACGCAGTAGTCCGTCTACATTGAACTTCACGAAATACTGCCCTTTTTCAGAATCAGAAAGAAGTGCTTTTTGCAAAGACTGCTCCCAGCGAACGATCCAAGGATCAAGGCTGTATTTGACAAAATCAAGCGACAGATGTTCCACATTGGAAAATGTTGCATGGTCAAGGTCGCCAATCATAGTACATTCTTGCAATCTCCTCAATCTGAAACTTTCTGGTTTCCAAAAACTGTGCTTCATTATTCGGAATTGCAATGGGTGTGAACTTCATGCACTCCTCTAAAACTGCGACCTTGTGAGCGTTTCTTCCGCCATAGGCTCTTTGCCATGCGTCACGCACACGTTCCGGATTTTTGATCACTCCGGGGTGTTCTAACACGCCACTTGGTGAAGCACCATTTCCGAAAAACGAAGCACCATATTCTTCGCAGGCAATAGAAATGCCGATTGCATTTTTTGCAAGTGCAATCGGCGAATATCCAACCAGACCATCAAATCCAAGTCCAGGAATATGCAGGACTTCATCAGCATAAAGAATGATGTCGCCCTGTTCTTTCAGATTGGGATTTGCTTCATCATAACGGCTGTAAATATATATCAGGCGTTTTTTCTCATCACGGTCAACTTTCATTTTGTCCGGCATCAAGGGATACAGTCCTAAAACATCACCTTTGCCATTTCGAATGATCTGTGCATAGGCATTTCCGTAGATAAGCAGATGTGACATCAAGGTTTCTCGGAAAACAAAAGAAGTCATTTCAGAATTCGGCTGATCGTGGAGTAAAAAGTAAAGCGGGTGATTTGGCACTCGCTCTTTTCCGTTTTCGTTGTATTTGTACAAATGCAGTGGCAGCTGTGCGATAGCTTCTGACAGTACACGCACACAGGCATAAACCGCAATATGCTGCAGGGCTGTTCTGTCGGTAACTCTTTTTCCGGCATTGCTTCTGCCGAAAAAGTATGTGTATGACGGACTGTCATAACTGTTTTGAGGCTTATCTCTGGACTTGAAAAGTCCTGTAAAAATACTCATGAAATCACATCCTTTCTTGACTTTTCGTATATGGGTGTGGTATAATATGCTAAACAGAATGTAGAGCAGTTGCTCTACAAATCAAAATTTGTGAGGTGGTATAATGAATAAAATTAAGCTGACTGCACTTCCTTGTATATGTGCAGATGTTTTTTACGGTACTGAAATAATCAGACCGGGAGGAGAAGCATTGAATTTTGCTGCTCATGCCTCGCACTTTAAGGATATAGATGTTACGCTTCTTGGTGTTGTCGGAAAAGATAAATATGCAGAAGCGATAATGGATTCAATATCAAAGCTTGATATTGATAAAAACCATATACGCATTGATGAAAGGTATCAGACTGCAAATAATATGACTTATCTTACAGAATCGGGCGATAGGTATTATAAAGATGATTCATGGAACGGAGAAATTCTCGATAACATCGTACTGAATGATAATGAAATCAAAATCTTATCAAGGTCCGATGTAGTCTTTGTTCATTTCTGGGCTTCGTGTTTTTCGCAAGTAGTTGAACTGAAGGAAACTCTTGGCTTTAAGCTTGCGGTAGATTTTGATGTATATAGAGATTTTGCAGATATGGAACGATTTGCTCCGCATGTTGATTTCTTTATGATAAGCGGCTCGGAAGAACTCCTGCCGAGGTTCAAAGAATTATCGAATAAATACCGTTCCCTGTTCAACGTGTCACTTGCAGAACGTGGAAGCGTTACATACTTTAATGGACAGGAATTCAAAGTGCAAGCCGTGAAAGTTGAAAGCATAATTGACACGACCGGTTGTGGTGACAGCTATCACGCCGGATTTGTCTGCTCATATATGCTCGAAAATAATATTGAAAAGGCTATGAATGTCGGTTCTGAAATTGCAGCAGAAACCTTAAAACATTACGGTGGATTCTGAATAATCAGAAACACAACTTCCCATTTGTAGGGGTAATCACAACTACAAAATCAACATCTCCCTTGAATCATAAACCGATTCCTCAGACACACACCCACAGCGGATTGCACGGTCAAGAACCATAATCATGGCAACTGCACCGTCAATCTTCTCTGTGGATTTTTCTTTGTCCGGCTTGATGTTTCCGGCAGGGTCACGGCGAATGAAGATGTTGTCCATCATCCACCTTAAAACAGGATGTCCGTTGTGTGCAAGCGTCTGTTCCAAGGTCAGTTTCATCAATTCCTTGGTCGGCGGGCTCATATCTTTGTAGCCCTGCCCGAACTGAACCATCGTGAATCCAAGTCCTTCCAAATTCTGTGACATCTGCACCGCACCCCATCTATCGAATGCTATCTCCTTGATGTGAAACTTCTGCCCCAGTTCATCGATGAAATTTTCGATAAAACCGTAGTGAACCACATTCCCCTCAGTGGTTTTCAAGTATCCCTGCCGTTCCCATACATCATAAGGAACGTGGTCACGTCTTACTCTGAGTGGCAGTGTTTCTTCCGGCAGCCAGAAGTAAGGGAGAACATAATAATGCTCATCTTCATCTGTTGGCGGAAATACCAAAACAAATGCTGTTATATCTGTTGTAGAGGAAAGGTCAAGCCCACTATAGCAGATACGCCCAGCAAGCATCTCTTCATCAAAGCTGAGCTTGCATTTATCCCATTTCTCCATCGGCATCCAACGCACTGCCTGTTTTACCCATTGATTGAGTCTTAATTGTCGGAAAGCGTTCTCTTCGCCGGGAGTTTCCTTTGCAGAATTACACGCAGCCACCACCTTATCCATGCCGATGGTCTTATCCAGACTTGAATTTGCCTTTTTCCAAACCTTCGGGTCAGTCCAATCTTCCGATTCATCTGCACCATAAATAACCGGATAGAAAGTCGGATCATGCTTTCTGCCCTCCAGAATGTCCTTTGCCTTTTGATGAACTTCATAGCAGATGCTGTTGGTATCCGTTCCGGCTGTGGTAATCAAGAAATACAAAGGCTGCATTCTGGCATCACCGGAACCTTTTGTCATAACATCGAACAGCTTTCTGTTCGGCTGCGTATGAAGTTCATCAAACACACCCCCGTGAATGTTGAAACCGTGCTTGAAGTAGGCTTCTGCCGAAAGCACCTGATAGAAGCTGTTGGTCGGGATGTACACGATACGCTTTTGTGAGGTCAGGATCTTCACTCGTTTGGAAAGGGCAGGGCACATTCGCACCATGTCGGCAGCCACATCAAACACTATGGCAGG